GATACGCAGAAAGCGCCCTACCATCTCTCTAAATGAGATTGTAGGAGTTGTTATACCATACGCCTCCAAGAGGTAATCCTTGAATTCTTTCAGAGTTTGTATCCTCTGTACTTTATACTCCGAATCACAGATACCTATCTCAGAAGGCGTTTTTGTGCTTCTGCAAAAATAATCTATTTTATTCCCAAATTTAAAAGCAAAGTTAATAGTATGTGAGTGCAGCTTTTCTTTTGCTTTGCATATCTTAGGATTAATGTAATCATCACCACCAAAGCAAAAGTCAACAACAAGAAGGAAGGTAGACTTACCAATTGAGTTCTGTGCAGCTTTATCACCTAGCACAGTATTTAAACCTTCACGAAGTTGGATACGGCCACGAGGAACAAGCTGGCCTTTGACTTTTTTAGCGAATTTTTCGCATTCAATTTCATACAACATAGCGCAGCACCTCCTCTTCTTCATCAAATTCTATTTTCCCAAGCGCATACAAACAATCTAGTGTATCAATAAACTCACTAACACCAGACATTTTCTTTATCACTCTTTTGTATAAGTCATGCACTGACATAGTACCGTTTTTTAGTTCTTTCAATACAACCGGGAACTTAGGCAGGATGCTCTGGTCGTATGATATTAACTTATTCGGCAATAGCATCGAACACCTCACATTTCTGTATGAAGTAAGAAATTATCACTTCACACGAGCTCCTATCCTCATGGGTGGCATCTTGTAACCAATCAACCATCTTTTCAAATATCTCATCCTGCGATAATCCCATATCGCTCAAGTTCATATATGTCATCCTGACTTGAAGACAAAACGGTTTATATCGAAGAATTCTTTCAGCGTTCAACTCAGTGAATGCATCTTGTACTGCACTGTAATATACATTCACATTCGTCTTTGCTTTGAGATAAAGCATCAAATTATCTATGGCAATCTTCTGTCTTAATGTCACAGGATTATAGTTCAAATCAATATTTGCTGGTGCTTGCATTTTTGGTATTTTCTCAAGCACCTTGCGGATACCATCTTCAACCTTCTGCATAGAGACAGTCTCTTTCGCCTCGTAGTCATCTACGAGGCTCTTTTTTATATGTAACAATCTCTGAACCTGCTCATCTGTTCTTCCTGCGATGTATTTGCTATGACAAGCCGGACAAAGTGCAATTAAATTCTCCATTCTTGTTTCTGGTACAGATGGGTCAATAAATGTCACTTCATAATTTGCTCCGAGCTTTCCTCCTACATTTACAAATAACGGTGTGCTGCAGCCATCATTCGGACAAACACTGCGTTCTTCCGCCACAAGCAGAGCTCCATATTGCTCTTTGATAGATGGCGAAATTGTTGCATCCACTGTTGTTTCTTGAGACTGAGGAACAAGTTCTGTTGTTTTCTTACGCTTGCGCTTTATTGTTGCTGCATTACAAATAATTTCTTTAAATCTCTCTGCAATTTTATTTTTGAAGTTTTCGTTGTCGATTCCGGGACACTCATCGGTAAATGCCGCGCATAAACCTTTAATAGTATCATCCGTCTCTGTATCGATAAATTCTTCAAAATACTGAGAGTCCAGGTCCTTATTTATTTTCTTTGCCAAAGTGGTGATGTCGTGTTCTCCATAAAAGTAACCACGTAGCGTCCTTGTTTCCATATCATACAACAAAGAATCACCATTGGGATTAAGATAGATTTTCTCAAAAAGCATCCTTGTAAATTCTTCAGATGAATCATTTCCTTGAAAATATGTTGCTAATTTTTGAGCAAACACTTTGAATTCAGTTTCTGCCAATCCCAAACACCTCCATTTTGAATCAATCGTGTACAACTGTGTATAAGCATGTACAGCGTTGTTCGATAAAAATTGCACTTTCCTATATACTCAAGCTATAGGAAGTGAAAAGTGCATCTGGATATATATACACATTCTAATAAGTATATCACAGAGTTATCCGTTTGTCAAATTTATGTTTGTCATCGCAAATTTTTATTCAGCGATACAACAACATAATTTCACCCATTCATTTCCTATATCAATCACTTCAGCAGTTTGCGCAGACAACTTTCCAGTGCTGATGTGACTTTTCAATTAAATACAATGCTCCCAGCAGCTGGAAAGGCTGGTGGCACACATGAGATGGAGATTTCTCATGACCGTGGTACCACTATACCCTTTTGCCGGTAGCATCAAGGAACCTCCATCTCGGATTGACAAGATGGAGGTTTTTATATGTCAAACAACGCAAATCAAAGTAAACAATATCATATCTATATCAAGGAATCCAAGAGTTGGGTGGATGTCAACAAGGAATTCTATACAAATTTCTATCGTGACATCAACGCCTATCGCAAGCGTCAGCAGGAACATGGTCGTTGTGTCTGCCCTGCAATCAAGCGCTACTTATGTGACATGGATTGCTTAATCTGTCCTTATGCCAAGGCTGGCGATCAGCTTTCTCTCTATAATACTGTAAGTGACAGTGACGGAAACGAAAAGAACCGGCTCGACGATGTACCGGATGAATCTGCTGCTATCGCTGAAGTATTAGAGGACACAGAACTTCTTCACGCTCTCTATGCAAGGCTGAATGAGCTAGATCCGGAGGGCCGTCTTATCTGTCAGCTTATTATGGAAGGAAAATCCGAGCGTGACTGCGGCAAGGAAATGGGACTCTCCCGCAATACCTTTGTATACCGCAGGGACAAGTTGTTCCAGAGGCTCCGCTCCGAGCTTAAGGACTACATCTAATATGAATGGTCGTCCTCTGATTTTTTAGGGGACGATTTTTCTTTTCAAAAACTTTTTTATATTTTTTCGGCCAAACGGCCAGCTCACCTCCATTAAGTAGTGTAAGGCGAAACAAAGCTACCTACAGAAAGCGAGGTGAACATCGTAAATCAGACTTTTCACAACAGAAGCGGCACTGACGCAGAAGTGATTGCTACTCTCACTGCAATCAGTCAAGTATCTGTAAGAATGGCGAAGGATATCAAAATCATCGCCGCACACAGACAATCCAAAGAAGGAGGAACAATAAATGTCAAAAATGAGCGATATGGCTATGACCATCGAAGATCTGAGAAATGCTGCCGTTGCTATTAACGACGCAGCAAACTGGCTCGCACAGCAGTTTGGAGTATCATCCGAAGCCGCTAAAAAAGCAGAAGTCTCTGCTGCTCCTACGAAGCCTGCACTGACCATTAGGAGGTTCGAGTTGTTCTGGCTGATAAATCTCATGCCGGACATACAGCCGAAATCCGAGAACTTCTAAAAAAGTACGGTGCAAGCAAGTTGTCACTCGTAGACCCGAAACATTATAAAGCCCTGCTCAGAGAAGCGGAGATGTTCTAATATGCCACCTAAAGGACATTCAATCCTCTCCGCATCATCTTCTGACCGCTGGCTCCACTGCCCACCGTCAACAAGGCTCTGCGAAACCTATGAGGATAAAGTCAGCAACTATGCTGCAGAAGGCACCGAGACCCACTCCCTTTGTGAGTACAAGCTCCGCAAGGCATTCGGCATGAAAGTTACAAACCCTACCGAAAATCTCGGCTGGTACAACGCTGAGATGTAGGATTGTGATACCGGCTATGCCAGCTTCATTATGGAACTTTCGAAAAAGGCCAAACAGACCTGCTCCGACACTGTTGTTCTGATTGAACAGCGAGTGGACTTCTCTCACTGGCTGGAACAAGTCTTTGGAACCTTGAATACCATTCTCATCAGCGACGGTACCATGCACGTAATTGACTACAAGCACGGTCTTGGAATCCTCGTATCCGCTGAGAACAATCCTCAGATGGAGTGCTACGTCCTTGGCGCACTTGAGCTTTTCGATGACATCTACGACATTGATATGGTCAGCATGATCATCTACCAACTCAGACGCCAGAACATTTCTACCTACGAGATCAGCAAAGATGACCTGTATCAGTGGTCCGATGAAGTTCTGAATCCGACCGCAGATCTTGCCTTTGCCGCCGATGGAAACATCCTGTGTGGTGAATGTTGCGAATTCTGTAAGGCAAAACATGAATGCCGAGCCAGAGCTGAAGCCAATCTTCTACTCGCACAGTACGATTTCAAGCTGCCGCCACTGTTGAAGGATTCGGAAATCGAAGTCATCCTCTCCCATGTCGGCGAACGGGTCTCTTGAGCAGGCGACATCAAAGAATATGCACTTCAGCAGGCAATCAGCGGTAAAGAATGGACTGGCCGGGAGCTGGTCGAAGGTCGCTCCAACCGCAGATATACCAGTGAAGACGTCGTGTCGAAAGCTGTCGAAGCTGATGGTTTTGGCCATTATGAAAAGAAGCTGCTTGGTATAACAGCCATGCAAAAGTTGTTCGGTAAGTCTCGCTTCGAAGAGCTCCTTGCAACCTATATCGAAAAGCCACAAGGCAAACCTACTCTTGTGCCGGAGAGCGATAAACTCCCGGCAATGAACATAGCAAAAATGATTTTATGGAGGAATACGACAATGAGTAAAAATGTAAAAATGACAAATTCTATGAAGATTATCACTGGTTCTAACACACGCTGGAGCTACGCCAACGTCTGTGAACCCAAATCCATCAACGGCGGAACCCCAAAGTACAGTGTCAGCCTAATCATTCCAAAATCCGACATCAAGACTGTCGCTAAAATTAAAGCTGCTATCGAAGCCGCATACCGCGAAGTCGAAACTAAGCTCAAAGGCAACAGCAAGTCAGTACCAGCTCTTTCCGTACTTAAGACTCCTCTTCGTGATGTCAGCCTTGAAAGACCGGACGCCCCTGCTTACGCTGGCAGCTACTTTGTGAATGCCAATGCGACCTCCGCTCCGGGCATCGTAGATGCAGACCGTAATCCTATTCCCACTTGTTCAGAGATTTACTCTGGAAGCTACGGTCGTGCCAGCATCAGCTTCTATGCTTTTAACAGCTCAGCTAATAAAGGCATCACCTGCGGCCTTAATAATCTGCAGAAAATTCGTGATGGCGAACCTCTTGGTGGTAAGGCATCTGCCGAATCTGACTTTGCAACTGATGACGATGATGATTTTCTTGACTAATGGAGGTGACAAACCATGGAAACAATCATGATTAGCACAATTCTTGTAAACATCTGTATTGGCTGCTTCGCATGTGTTGGCCTTACTACTGCAATCTCTATAATCCAGAATATCATCAATGACCACAAACGCGAAAAACGTGAACGGAAGCGTGATCTCGAATACCATAAAAAACGCAAGAATGACTTTAAGTAATCTATCAACCTGCTGGCGGTGGTCTTGCTACCGCCAACACATCTTTCGACAAAAGGAGGTAATCTATGAATGAATTTACAGAAATCTTAAATCTATTTATTGCTAATGTCATCGCCTATACCTTTTTTGTAGCAGTATACGGCTTCATCATCTATAACGTAGGAAAAATCATTTTTTACCTTGTTCGTTATGCGGTATACCACATTCGTCGTGACATCAATAAATACAAATCCAATAAAGATAAGCATTAAAACGTCAGGCGGCAGGAATTTCTCTGCTGCCTGTTTTGTAGAAAGGACAATCTCATGAAAACACTTAGTATCGATATTGAAACCTACAGTGATGTGCCACTTCAGAAAACTGGAGTATATCGCTATGTAGAGTCACCTGATTTTGAAATCTTACTCTTTGCCTACAGTGTAGATAGCCAGCCCGTTCAGGTCATTGATCTTGCCTGCGGAGAACAAATTCCAAAAGAAATCCTTCTTGCTCTAGAGGATGAATGTGTCATCAAGTGGGCCTTCAACGCTACCTTTGAGCGCATCTGTCTTTCTCGCTTCTTAGGTTATCCGATCGGAGAATATCTGAAACCGGAAAGCTGGCGTTGCTCTATGATATGGTCCGCCACGATGGGGCTTCCACTCTCCTTGGAAGGTGTCACGAATCAAAAAGCGCTTTGATGTGAGAGAAATAAAGTCCAGCAAGGACATCACCGACTGGAATGCTGGAAAGATACCAGTCGCAGTCATTCATCCTGCATCTGCTGGTCATGGACTCAATCTACAGGCTGGCGGTTCCACCCTTATCTGGTTTGGTCTGACATGGTCACTGGAATTATATCAGCAGACCAACGCCCGACTTTGGAGACAGGGCCAAGCCGCCGGAACCGTGGTGATAGAGCATATCATCACAAAAGGAAAATACAAATCAACCACAATCGTTTTCTTGGATACACGAAAGACGCGGACGGCAACCTCATCATCGATCCAGAACAGGCAGAAATCGTAAAGCGCATTTATCGAGAATATTTAGAAGGTCTCAGTATGGACAAGATTGCTGCAGGCCTGGAGCGTGACGGTATCCTTACCGGTGCCGGAGGGGAAAAGTG